GCTGCGATCGGAGGGCAAGGGTGGAGTCGAACCACCAGCGCCGAAGCGCCACCTTGCATGCCCGTACAGGCCAGCACTTGTATCCCGCCCTGGCCAGGCGGCACTACAGTGGGTACAGCGGTGGGACTAGCGGTTGCCCAGCACATTCAGGTTGTGCAGACGACCCCTTCTGTTAGCATTATTCACTTCGTCCAGGGAGCGGGTGGCGGCCCACTCCTCGTAGCTGTCCCTGGGCTGAGCGAAGGGATCAGGCTCATCGGAGGGCACAGGCCAGTCGAGGCACACAGCGTACAGCTGGCGCAGGCGTTGGAGGCTGCTCACTGGAACTACCCTCTCGTAGGAGGGCAGGTCGATGAAGCTCTTGGCCACGTCACTGGCCTTGAGGTTGAGGGCGAACATCTCGCTGATGCTCGTCCCACTCATCTGGGTGATGACCTCGACAGTAAGGTCTTCGGGGTTGAAGGACAGCTCTACATTGCCCCAATTGAAACTACAAGTGATCGAATGCATGTCTCTCTCCATTAGCAAACGGATGGAATACCATCCAGTTAAAGTTCAAAGGGAAATGGGTCCCCTTTAGGTTATGGGGCCCCACCATCCCTCCTTAAACACCCCAGTGCCTTCACGAAATAAATCCAAAAACAGCCACATAAGAGAACTCCCAAAAAATATATCTGCTATAGTTGTCACAGGAGAAAATTATGAGTATCAAGGACAATCTCATGCACGCAGCATTCGATCTGGCTAACACCCTCTGGCGGAAGGGAGACGGGATGGTGGTTAGATTCCACTTCTTTTCACAACGAGAGGGTTGTGAGTACACAGACCTTGCCCGGGATGGGTTTTATGATGGAGAGTACCGGGATGTCCGCGCCGCCTTCCTTATCTTGCTGGATAGATTCAGGGAGTTAGAGGGGGACGACTTTGGTAGGTAGCCACTTGAAAGATCTGCTACTTCCTATACATTAGGGGAGGAGGAACAGATGAGTAATGAATCCCTAGTTAAGCTGAACGGCACCATACTGCATCCAGACGGCACCACTACGATCACATCCAAGTTTGACTTCCTACGTCTTCGACCAGACGACTATTCTGATATTGCATTCTCTCCTGCTGAAGCAGAACATATCCGCAGACGGTTGACCCACCTCTCAACGGGTGCATCTGCTGCGACTCCACTCATGTGCGGTGGGAGGGCTCGCTGTCCCTTCCAACACAACTGTCCAATAGTAAAAATGGACGACCTCCGTCTTGCTGAAGACCCCGACGCGCCATCTATCATCCCTGTTGGAAGACCCTGTATTGTTGAGGTCTCCCTACTTGATCATTGGACCCAGAAGTACCTGGAACAGTTCGATGTAGATACAGACAACATGGTTGATATCTCCTTCTGCCAGGAGTTGGCGGAGATTGAGCTCTACCTGTGGAGGCTAAATAATAATCTTTCCAAACCCCAACATGCCGAACTTGTACAGGAAGTAACAGTCGGAATTGATCGGGATGGGAACGCCCTGACCCACCTCGAAACAAACGCCTTCTACGATGCACGAGAGAGGATGCTCAACCGGAAGACCAAGATCACAAAACTGATGGTTGCCGACCGCGAGTCGAAACTTCGTGAGAAGATTGGGTTGAAATTGAAGGGTTCCGATTCCCTCTCTGCAGAAGCAGCGAAACTCCATGCAGCCCTCGTCCGTGCATCTACACAGGCCACCAGTGCGCTCCCCGCTAACACTGCTGACCATCTCATTTCCGAGGTAGTTGAAGCGGGTGTAGAGGACGATGGATAGGGTACGAGTACTCCAGCTACAAGCCCTCCTCGATAAGCAACTAGCCGACGACCAGATCACCGACGAGGAATATCGTAAGTTCCTGCGTCATGCCCGAATTGCGTCCGACGAAGAACGTCTCCTGCAAATGATCACCACCAATCGTGCCCGCCGCGCTCTCGTCCAAAACATCCGATGGGAGAAGCAGGCGCTCGAGAAGGTTAAACCCCGCCTGATAGCTCGTGAGCAGCTTGGTGCATTCGGTTGGTTCAAACCCTGGAGCGGCGAGCTGGGTCTTGGTGGAATGATTGACCCCGCCCATGTGACACATGGTGCCCTCGTCTCGTCTTCTGTGCCCAACTCCGAGCACTACGCCGAGACGATGATGAACTGGATGTCTCCCGGGCAGATCGAGTCAACAGCCTTCCACGAGGGTCTACACGGGGTGTGGCAGTTCCAGATGGAAGACAAGGAGAAGGATGTCTTCAGACAATCAGCCGCCGCCGGTATTTCATATGATGACGGAGGAATATTTGGGAGGGAGAGAATTGGCGTAAGGGGCGATGTTGCTGTACTGGCCATGAAGGCTCCAGCGTATGCGAATATGGTTGTTGGGGCAGCACGGGGGAACGAGCAGTATCTCGACCTCGTGGCCAACGAGTTGTGGGCCCACAAGGGTACTGCGCGCGTTTATGATACCGATGATATGTACAAGATGGGTAAGGATCGGGTCCAGTCTGCGGTCATGGATAAGTACATCATGAATGATCGGGTCCGTCGTGATATCACAGCGACCTATACTGGATGGGACGCCGCTGGGATAGGGAAGGAACACCTTGCTGGACTAAATGCCAACAAGGTAATCAGCAACCTCCGCGAGGCGGACAACGAGCAGATCCCATTCTCCTATAGTGTTAACAGCCCTGTTGTACATGGCCAGCGCATCTCCGATGAGATTGTTGAGTTCCGCGACAAGTACTTCTCCTCACCAGAAGGACGAGCAGAGCTAAAGAAGAGGAAGGATGCAATCCCCCTCCAGTATGGGGATATTGACCCCTCTCGTCTAACCGACATCGGAGACGGTAAGGCAGAAGTAGATATCTCCGGTTGGGACGCAGAATGGGAGGACGTTGACACCCTCCTGCTCAAGCGNGGCATGTTTGAAGAGGACATCGCCATCCGTCTCACTGGTATTGACTCCCCAGAGGTAGGCCACCCCGGAGACCCAACTGAGTGGCTCCGTTTCCGTCAGGAACAGCCATTCGGAGTCGAGTCCACACGGAGGGTCAACGAAGAGGTAGGTACAGAAGGTCTCCGAGTAGTCATAGACAGTGACCCCGATGCCCGTACCTATAACCGCTATCTCGGTCTAATCTACAAGGGGGAGGAAGAGAAGGCCCTCAACCTCCAGTTTGTAGAGCGTGGACTAGCAGCCTCCCTGCCATTTGGAGACGCAGGCTCCGACATGTTACCCCGTGAGGAGTTCATGGCTGCGGAGCACGAGGCCATTCGTGCCCGACAGGGTATGTGGAATCTTCCCTTCTATCAGAAGTATCTAGCCATGTCTGCTGGGGTTGGAGGTCGCCTGACCTTCAACACCTTCACCGATCTCTCCCGAATGGGGAAGAACTACCACCTTGCTGCAGCACATGAGGCTCTCTGGGACGACTCTGCAAGTAGGCGAGATGCTTACGTAATCGGTGAAAAACTCGTACCCTCCTATGGCAAATTTTTCGGGAAGAAGGCAAAGCAGAGCGAGGAGGACCTAACAGCCCTCAACTACATGACAGCTGCTGGTAGGGGACACGAACGGAACCAGGGCCTTCGTCACGGTGGGATTGCACAGTCCATGCGTCGAGAGATGACTGCATTCGGTAGTGGATATGATGTGGCTCGAGCAGTCGCCAAACTTCGAGGTATGTCGTTCAAGCAGTTCCTCCACGGACAGGAATTTCAGTCTGCTCTTGCTAGTTCAAAGCAAGTCCGCACTCTTGGAGAGGGCACTTTTGGCCAGACGTTTCTCCATAAGACCACCCTCAACGATGAACCATTCTTCTTCGTGGAGAAGCGGTTATTCCCCGACGTACAAGAGAGGGCTGCTGCGAAGGCTCGTCTACACGCAGAACATTCTGTTGGGCAAGAGAAGTGGAGCTGGTGGCGCAAGAAGAAGAAGGTAGAAGACAGAACTGCTGAGATCCTAGAGGCTTGGAAGGGCTCAACAACAATCGAGGCAGAGACTGGTGCCCTCCGTGCCCTCGGTGATACGCCTGCTATTCCATCCCTCTATGCTGGATCGGAAAAGCAACAGAGCTTCTTCATGGAGTACATGCCTGGGAGTACGATCGATACCGGGTTGAGTCCCATAACTGGTGAGGCATTCTCTGATCTGCAATCGTCTGCCAAGACTGCCGCTGAACGTGGCTTCTTAAATATGGACATCCACGGTGGCAACTTCATGTATGACGCTGGGTCTGATCGTGCCGCATGGCTGGACTGGGGAATGGCCCGCCGGGTTAAGAAGGGAAGTCAGAAAGGCGAAGAGCTCATGCGGTATGGCATCATGGGTACCGTCCCAGTCGAGGGTGGAGAGCTGCGGGCTATGACGCTAGCTGCTCAAAAGCATTTCCCCTCTCGCGCAGTCCCAGCAACAAACTATCCCATCACAGCCATAGAAGGTCTCCACCCAGGTGCTGGTCCGAAGTCTAGATGGACCAAGAACCCCGATGGCAGCGGCGGGTTCGATGATTTTGGAAGTACCTGGAAGGGTATATTTGGAGGTATTGATAATTTCATGGCTACTTCTGCAGATGAGTTCACGCAGGGGATGGCCAGCTATATTAAAAACACTGGTGTTAAAACAGTAGGTGGTGGCAAACTTGCCTCCGGGGCTGTTCAGCTTGGCGTTACACAAGCTGCCCACGTAGCAAGCCGCCGTGCTGGTGTCGATTTCTTTGCGAAGAGAGGGATTGGGCAACACGCGCGCCTTCCTGCCCAGATCAATTGGAATCCAGCTGGTAATGCTAAGCAGACTGGCTTTCGTGATTCAATCAAAGAGCTCTCGAAATTTGAGCCTTCTCTTGGGGCTCTCCTGAAGGACCCCGCCAAGATGAAGGCGTTCGAGGACAATGTATTTGCACACGAGCTTAGCGAAGTCTTCCATAAGCGCTCTGGGCTGACATCGTTCTCAAGACCCACAAAAACAAACCCAGCTGCTCGTAAAAAATTCGGGACCCATCAGTCTCCTGGTGTTATCGTCGACGAAGCCCTCTATGCTCTAAAGACTGGGGGAGAAGAGCAGTTCAGAACTATGTGGGCTATGCGCCGTGCAGTCAGGAAGTGGAAGCCTACCCAGCCTGGCATGACTGCTGATAACCCATTGTATTCTGATAGGGTAGAGAAGATCTACGCAACCATGGAGAAAAACTGGTTGCCAAAGTTCAATCAGCCGAAAGTAGCAGTCTCTCCATCTATCACTTCTGTACCCAGGCCATCGTCCGCAGAGCCTATGGAGTCCTTTCCGGATTATGCAACACTTGCTGGTTTGGGCTCGGGGGTGGGCGTGATGGGCCTTGGAGTAATTGCTCTGACCTCAAACGAACCAGTCAATCATGTCCCTGGCAAGGATGACGCCTACAATACAATCGAAGGTCTCCACCCAGGTGCTGGTCCGAAGTCTAGATGGACCAAGAACCCCGATGGCAGCGGCGGGTTCGATGATTTTGGAAGTNCCTGGCGTGGCCTAGTCCACAGACTCAAGAGAACGACCTCTGGCCTCATGGAGAAGATTCGTCCTCGCTCATGGGGAGTCAACCAGATCGGAGATATTGCTACTCTAGCTAAGACACAGGACGCAAGCACTTTCTTTAGAACCGTTGGTGTGGCTAGTGAGAACAGTAGCAAGAGAGCAGCAGAGATGATCCCCGCTCTTGCCGAGGGTTTGGGTGTGAGTGCCGAGGCAGGGTTCACTACATTCACGTCAAGATTGGCCCCCCGGGGCCTCCCGGCGCGTGCCCTTTCTAAGGTTGTCGCCCCAAAGGGAGCTTTTGTTTCAGAGAGTAATTCTCGCAAGTATGCAGCTGATCTCCGGAAGCATACTGGTGCAAGTATTACAGATGATGATTTCATGAAGCAAGTGGCTTTCCATGAAAGCGCCGAGTACAAGGGCCTAAGAATGCTAGAGAATAGGCCAAGTCTATTAAGAGAGAATCCACGGGCAAGCCACCATATGGCGGTAGTCATGGAAGAGAAGTTTCTTCGTGAATACGGCAACGAAGATCTCTACCGGTTTGTGAAGGCGGCCAGACACCAAAGCGACCCTTGGTTCTCTGGCTTTGATGATGCATATAACAGTATCGAGGGTCTTAGACACGAGGGGCTTGCTCCAGAGCTTCGTAAGCTCATGACAGAGTTCGGTTCTGGTTGGACAGGTCTCTTCGGTGCTGCTGTTGGCGCTGGAGTAGCAGCCCGTGGTGTAGCCACAGGTCTAGGTCAGATTATTGGTGGAGTAGCCTCTGGTGTAGCCCATGCTGGGATTGGAGTGGGAATCGCCGGTGGCAAGGTGCTGGGTAGAGTCAACAAGTACTACTCAGCCAGAACCATGTTCAACGCGGCTGGACAGAAGGTCAAGGAAGGAGTGGCCGGTGGCGCTCGTACAGCATTCAGAGAAGCTGATCGCGGTATCGACGTCGCCGCTTACTATACAGGGACCCGTGGTCTGGGTGGCACCGTAACGAAGGTCGGCAGTGACCTGGCTGCAGATGTTACGCAGTTTGGTCAGGGCATCAAGAATGTATCTGGGCGAGCTGGTCAGGCTGTTGGCAGGGGCGGAGTCAAACTAGGAGAGGAGATTGTAAATGTCCCCGGTGCGGTTCGTGAGATGGCTCCATATCTGGGAGAAGCCGCAGGGAAGGCCGCAGTTGGGACAGCCTCGACTCTTGCCATTGCTGGTGGTGCTCTTGCTCTTGCGGGTGCTGGGGTCAAGGCAGTTCATGATCAGTCTGCTGGAGACGGTAGTTTTCATATGGCAAAGGTACAGCAAGCAGCTTGGTTGCGTGCGACTCAGGAACAGGTCTGGAATGCCGCCATCTCTGGAGGGCAGGGCCATCTTTCTAGACAGTCTGGTCGAGCAATGCAACAATCGATGTACGGAGGTTAAGTATGGGGTTCTTATCTAGAGTACTGGGTGGTTCGGTTCCCTTTCGTGTTGGAGGAGGAGCAACTCTCGGAGGTCTCTTCGGTGGGGCTACTAGTGATTTCAATACTATGGAAGGGAAAGCCGGGGACATAGCCGCTGGAGCACTAATCGGAGCGGGTATTGGGTTGGGAACAACCGCCGCCTTCTGGAAAGGAGCCACAGGCTTCTCACCAGTTCGTGCCAGGACGTCAAGGGCGTTCGGGGGTCTTCTCCGACGCGCCACCGAAGAGACACTTCTATTGGATAAAAGGAGAGCCGCTGCAGCACTTAGACCAGGAGGCATTTTTAGGAGGCCACAAGCCGGACCAATAGAACCGGCAGACTTTCCCCTCCGTAGCTGGCAGAAAAATATCGGTTTATCAAGACTAGAGAGAGCTCGTGCAAATTCAGTCGCATGGGGAGATTCAGTCGCATGGGGAGAAGAGGTCTTGGGAGCCGTTACTACACAAGCTGGTAGGGTCGGTGCAGTTGGTGCAGTTGGATACAGGGTAGCCAGAGGAGTCGCACTTGGTACAGCAGGAGCTGTCGAACGCTCTCCTCGGCTTGTTGGTGGTTCTCTTGCGATTGGGGGAGGAGCTCTGCTCATGGCGTCCGAAACTAGCAATCCGGTAGTGGGGGAGGCCCAGGAGATGGTGGGGATGTCCCGACAACAACCCAATCAACAGTTTAGAAATAGCGCCGCTGGTGTAGTGCAAGGTCTACACAGAAGTAGACACGGAGGTTACTAATGTTTGTTGCAGGTAGTGTTGGTACTGTACAGGTACCAGATCCTGGTCCTGCTAGGTCCTTCATTGTCGGAAATCAGGGGGCAATGCAGGTCCCTTTCGATGGCAGCACAAGAGGGTATTTTAACAGGGATCCATATGCTAACTGGGATGCAAACAAGACGAGTCCAAGCCGCAAGCTTCGAAAGGGTTGGTCTCCTCTTGCCACACCTAATAGGCAGTTTCCTGTCCTTGGGTTAGAGGTAGACTTTCGTCAGCAACGATCGTGGGCGAGAAATGCAAGCCCTACCGGGAAGACTATCCAAGATGTAATTGACGAGGCTGTGGCGAAGCGTCCTGGGAAGATGTCCTCTGCGTTCAGCGCAACTTCTGGGGGGAGAGCACTCTCGGCCTGGCGACAGACAGGTATGCATAAGAGTGGTATGACGTTCCTGAAGGGTGACTTGGGGATAATGAAGGGCGGAGGAGTATTCAGACTTCTAGGTCCAGCGTTTGGTGCCCTCTCTGTTTACTACGGCTATCAGGAGGGTGGAGTCGGAGGAGCTGTTAAAGAAGGTATCAAGTTTGGTGCAATGTCATACGCGGTTGGCGCGGCCTGGTCAGTTGCGGCCCCTCTAGTTAAGCTTGGAGCGGTTGCGGGTGCCGGCCTCGGTGCAGCCTATTTAGCCCGTGGAGGGTCTGTTGCAGATCTCTCAAGGCCTTGGGTTAGAGACCATGCTCGTAAGTCAGCGGCACTTGAAATGGGAACACCCATTGTGGATAATTACGGGACAGCTGCTACAATGAGACAGAGAAGTCTGTCTGCAATCCAGAATAGTAAGCTCAACGGAAGGACTGCTCTTGGAAATGAAGCGGCTCTCTCTTATCAACCATATTAGGAGGACTACATGCTACAAGAGACACTTTTTGGCGCAGGTCGAAGCCTGAGTAGACTGTCAAGAGAAGTTTACCAACATGGATCCAGCAGCAACAGGGCAACTCGACTCACCACAAATAGTTGGCACCGCACACTGGCCTCCGGAGCCCTCATGAGTGCTTCCAAAGCAATGCGATTGGGAGCTGCTGGTCCCTACCGTGCCGGTGGTATGGTGGGAGGTATGGCTGGAGGAGCATACGGTGCAGTGTCGGACGACACCTCCATTCTTGGTGGAGCAATGAAGGGAGCAATGTATGGTATGGGTGGCGTCGGCGTTGCCCGTGGAGCCGCTGGTTATGGCCGTAGATATAGGGCCGCTCGCAGATCATTTGGCCAAGGTAGGTTTGATGCTGCCGTAATGGCAGGGAGGGCGAGTACGAGACATATTGGCCGCACGCTCACCTCAAAGGCTAGTAACGTAAGAAGTTCTCTAGAAAAAACAATAGAAGGCCTTCCCGCTACATATGGGAAAGCCTCCGGGGCGTGGATATAGCTTAATGCTTGATCTTTCTCAGAGCCAACCTCTTTGTACAACATGTGTAAAAAGATATGCGTGTAAACATCGCTTCAGCAAGGGCGATCCGGATATGAAGTTTAATATCTCCTGTATGGGTATCCCCAACAAGTATGTCTCCGAAGAGTGCCTAGCCGGGTTAGACATGGACGAGAAGGTTGCCACGGCGATGCTCGATCCCGTCACATGGGCTGCCGTATTTTTAGACTGGCACTGCACCGATCCCGATGGAGCCCACTGGAAGAGAAAGCACGAAGCTGGAACGCTCGGAGCTCTCCCACCGTACGAAGAGTTCCAGGCGAAGGCTGGTAAGTCTATCTTCCATCGTCCCTATCAGGCAGTGATGCTTCGCTGCACATCAAAAAGAAAGGTCTTCCGTATTGGCCGTCAGGCTGGAAAGTGTTTGAAATCAGGTACAAAAATTCAGATGGCCAATGGTTCCCTCAAGCCCGTTGAGAGTATTCGACCCGGAGAGCTGATTGCTGCATTTGACGAAGATTATAATGTCGTTGAAGCGCCAGCATATCTAACCGATAATGGCGTAAAGCAAGTTGCTCGTCTTGAATTGATGGATGGGCGTGAAGTCTCGGCTTCTCTTAATCATCCATTTCTCACCCGGAAGAACATTGGGAGAGAAACAACAGGAGCCCGCCGCACTATCTTCAGGGATGAGTGGTTAGATCTTTCTGATATCGGAGAGGGAGATTACGTAGCCGTCCCCCGGAGGCTTCCCGAAGGGAAAGAGCAATCTCATGTTCCCGAGAAGCTCCGGGTCCTTGGACTAATGCTTGCTGATGGGAATATCACTGGCGGGAATTGCAGATTCAGTAATCAGAACGAAGAGATTCTCGATCATCTCCGCAATAGTCTGACGGAATTCGGTTGTTCTCTCAAACATTACGACTGTGACGCCGAGCACGATTATCATATTATTGGATCGGGGATTGGGAAAGCACATGGTCTCAAATCCTGGCTCCGCGAGCTGGGTCTTCAAGGGCTAAATTCACACGAGAAGTCTATTCCTGATTTTGTGATGACTCTCAATAACAAAAGCCTTGTTCCCCTCCTCCGTGCTATGTATGGATGCGATGGGTGGGCCTCCGTGGACAAAAACGGCAAACCTGAAGTGGGCTATTGCACTGTGTCCGAAAAGATGGCCTCTCAACTTGTGTCCGTCCTTGCTCGATTTGGTATCTATGCTTCGACTAGATTGAAAGTAACTCGTTTAGAAGGAAAGAAATTCTTCTCTAGACAGGTGGTCATTAGTCGACGAGACGACATTGCTCTTTTCGTAGAAGATATTGGTCTTCTAGGAAAAGATAAGGCTGCGGTGGCCTGCAAGGTAGCCGCGCTTGCAAGGGGTCCCTCTCCAAAAACAGATGCGTATGAAGAGGCCGATCTAGTCTTTGTGAAGGTTCGTTCCGTGGTTGAGACTGGAGAAGCACAGACTTGGGATCTTACTGTTCCTGATCATCACACTCTTGTATCGGATAATATTATATCTCACAATACAGAATGTTTATGCATAGCTATCTTACATGCCCTCTGGACACACGAGAAGTTCCAGGTGACAGTTATTGCTCCCTACCAATCTCAAATCGACCTAATCTTTACGAGACTCGAGGAACTAATCAAAGCCAATCCTATGCTCCAGAACGATGTGGAGCGCAGTGTTAAGGCCCCCAACTATAAGATCATTTTGAAGAATGATTCTAGAGTACTTGGTTTCACCGCTGGTACGCGCTCTGGTGGAGACGCTGCGTCTGCTCGTGGACAGTCTGGTGGCATGCTTGTGTTTGATGAGGCAGACTACCTCTCTCCCGCAGATGTTAACGCCGCTCTCGCTATTATTACTAACTTCCCGAATGCATCTGTCTGGATGAGCAGTACGCCTACTGGACGTCGAGAGAAGTTCTATGAGTGTTGTGTTTCCCGTGAGTGGAAGGAGTTCCACTACTCATCGAGCATTAACCCCAACTGGACTGAAGAACTTGAGCGTTTCTATCGGGACACCTTCACGGAAGAAGGATACGAACACGAGATCAACGCAGACTTCTCTGAGCAAGCCGCCGGTGTGTACCAGGCAAAATATGTGGAGGCAGCACAAGCCAACTTCAAGTACGAGGATTGTGTCCGAGAGAGAGAATGGCATTATGCTATTGGTGTAGATTGGAACGACACGAAGATCGGAGTTTGTATTGCAGTAGTCGGCTTCAATCCCGCTGATGGTATATTCAAACTAGTAGATAAGAAAATTGTATCCAAGTCAGAATACACCCAGCTCAAGGGTTGTGAGACCGTTAGAAATTGGAATCAACTCTGGAGGCCATTCGCTATCTATATTGATCGTGGGTTCGGTGCCACACAAGAAGAGATCCTTACTCTTTTTGGTGCTTCACAGAGAGCTAAAGAAGGCAAGAACCATCCAGACGCCCGGCTCTCACACATTGTTAAAGCATATGAGTTTGGGAGTAGTATTGAGATTAATGATCCGTTCACAAAGCAACCAGTTAAGAAGCATGCAAAGGCCTTCTTGGTGGAGAACAGTGTCCGTAGATTTGAACAGCAAAACTTTTTCTATCCAAAAGCCGATGAGAACTATACAAAAGGACTCCTTGGGTATATTGTAAAGAGCGTATCGATTGCTGGTGTGCCTATCTACTTTGAAGAGAATGAAGTGGCGGGCGACCACTTCCTTGACGCAGTGAATCTTGCTCTAGTAGCATTCACTCTCGAGAAGACAGAGTTCGGCCAGCCCCGGTATGGTACTGATGTTGTCTTTACGGAGGCTCTTGGCGCTCATGATTCTGGGATTGAGAAGCCCGAGGGCCGCTCTAATGACTTGGCGTTTGCTCCTGGCGGATCTCCCGCTGGGACTCGCATGGCGGGAATGGGACAGAATGATTCGATTCTGCCCCAACAAAAGGGTATGCCGGGTGCGCGCCTGCAAGTCGGTGCTGGCCAGGGATGCTGGAACTGGCCGGGATTTGAGTACGACAGGCCACGCCCCAAGCCACGTACGACACGTCAAGCATTTTCTGAGGCTGCGGCTCGGGTTGGTGGTACTTCACGGAGAAGGAGACCTGCTCCACCGCGTAGAAAGAAGTGGTAGGAGCGTCATGCTAAGATTCTATTCTAGTCTTGATCTCGAGGACGAAATCCTCACAACCGAGGATTCTGCGGGGATTGGAGCCTTCACAGTTACCTTTGATGGAAGACTCGGAGGCGCACAAGTCCATAAGTTCTTCATCAAGAACGATGACCCAACTCGGACCTATACAGATATAACTGTGGCTCCGGTCGATCTCTCTGGTAGTGGGTATGTTGACCAGGGCGGTGAGTTGTGGTCGTGGAAACTGATTGCTCAAGATACCCCACCTTCAGAGGGGTCTTGGAACTCAGTAGTAGCGGGTGCTTCTGTTGTTCTTGGATCCCTAAGCGACGCTAGTTCCATGGCGTCAGTATGGGTTAGGGTGCACGCCCCACGCCACACACCTGCTCAGCTTGTGGGCTCTGTTGTATTGAGAGTCACTGCAAAAGAGGTCCTAAATGCGTAGAGAAGACGAAAACTTCCCTCAGAGAGGACGCAAAGGAGATGTGGGGGTCACTCTGCCTTCCGACGTAGGGAACGATTTTGACGAAGAGGACGAGATCCTCACCTATAAACCTATTATCAAATGGGAACCACCACCCTCCGAAGATGGTGAACAGCGCGTTCCTGTTTCTGTCGCATACATCCAAGAGGCCCGGCAAAGCGCGGAGGCAGTCGTCGCTGGCTATGACCGCGTTATAAAGATCACAGATGCAATCCAAAAGAAGATCGATGAAAGAGCCAAGAGTCTTGTCGTCACACTAGACCCAAAGGTTGACGCAGCTACTATCTCTGCTATCAAGCGTCGTTTCCCGGAGCTCAAGGACCCCACTCAACTTGATTTTGCCACCTATAAGAAGGCCCTGGCGTGCGCCGCTAAGGGACAGATCAATAGTGTTCCACGTGTAACCAAGGAAGCTGTTCTTGCTGCACGTCAGAACCCATCGCTTACTAACTTCGGTGGGTTCGGGGAGATGCCGGGCATGCTACGTAGCGAGATTAATGGCCCAAGGTTTGGCAATCCAGTAGACTTGGAAGAGTTTCAGAAGAATGCTACCCTGGATCTCTTTAAGATGATGGAGAGCCTGATTGCCGGAGCTGCGGCAGCCCAGGTGAAGATTCACGAAATCACAAACAAACACGGTTAACCATGGCAAATACTACAGGTTTCGACTATAGCAAAATAGATGTTAGTAGCGTGAAGGCTGGGTCTGTCAGTCTTGGTACGGATGCACAGGACTGTGCGCTTATTGCTAGAACATTTGAGCGAGGAGCTCACGCTACACCGTCAGAAGCTGCCGTATGGGCACCTCTATCTAGGATGCTGGCCAACACCAAGATCTTTTCTCTTCAGGCTAGCTCGTCCATCTCCGACTACATCAAAACTCCGCAGATGGCAGCTCTTGAGCTTCAGAAGCAAGCAGCTTCGTTATCTTCTGGCTCTGGAATGGGTGCGGAATCCACCTCTCCGAGCAAAAATAGCGTTGATGAGCTGTTGCAGGGTGTTGGTTTCGGTGCTTTTCGCACTTCGATGGCCGGTGCAACCAAGTTTGGTAACGTTATGAGCGAGTGGGCCAAGAAGTGTCTCCCCTGTTCCCCGATCCCCAGCCCAGCTGAGGTAAAGGATTTCGTTACTGGTCTGCCTAGGCCTCCCACTCCCGACGAGGTAAAGGCAGCGGGTGCGGCGCAAAGGTCACAAGTCAAAGATGCAGTTACTGGTCTGCCAAGACCACCGACTCCTGCGGAAATTAAGGATGGTACGGCTGGATCTGGTTCGAAGGGTCCTGTATCTCCGGACGGTAGTCCGTTCACCGGTAGACCTGGGCCACCAAAGCCATGGAACATGGGCAGGATGACTTCGTTTTTGGAGCTCAACCCATCGGTTGCTATCACGAGGGTGCTACACCAGGATATAAAGGACAAACTTGCTATCCTGTTCTCCATAACAGACTTGCTCCGCAAACCACCTGGCTCACAAAAAGACATGTGTGACATGGTGAATGCCCTGTCTCCTATCTGCCCTCTCGATCTCCAGAGAATGATCGCTACTCTTATGGCCCAGATGATGATGGATGTACCAACGATGGACGGGATGATGGATTTGCTTGGTCAGCTTATCGGCCCAATCTTTTCTCCCATTCTTATGCAGGTGACTTCATTAATCGATATGTTCCTCCAACTCATCACCGCTCCCCTCCGTTGTGTTATCTCCCAGATGGAACTAGTAACAGAGACTTTCGAGCAAATTGATGAGGCCTCCGGCGGCAATACCGACCTATCATCATCTATTGGTGAGGCCACTGGTGACGTCAAAAAGAACCTGTCTGACCTACAGAAGGCTTCAGATGGAATTACGACAGGACTCGATGAGCTGACTACAAGCATGAGTGCAGGGATTGCTCAGATTGGAGAGTTGGCTGAGTTTTATACAGCTGAGATAACTGGTCTGCTTGGAGAGCAAGGAGGGAACGACTCGGGCCTGCTGGGCTTCACCTTCAAGAAACTACAGAAGGTTCGTCAGATTATGTTTCTTATTGCGATGCTGAGGGCCAAGGCTGCTGGCCATGCCATCTGCAATAAACCGAAAGGCAAGAGCCCAAAAAAGAATGAGCTCGATAACTTCTTCAGAATCTATATTAACCCAGATTCACCGTTTGACGCCTGGGTTGGAGACGACGGTAGACTCCATATCGGAGAGAAGGGGTCTGGTGATATCGGAGAGAAGGGGTCTGGTGACTCCAAGACCGCTCCCTTGCCAAAAGCCGAAAATGTGCTTAAATTTGATGGAGGTGGGACGATTATCGATCCTGCTGTGGCCAAGATTACTACCGATATTGCGCTAGCACTGTCTCA